CCCTGCCACCACGCTTACTTATCTTAGATATCGACGGCTACTCCTTACGAAAGGCAGTTTGCTGCTGCTCTTCGGTCCTCAAAAGAGGAAGGAGTATGTCGAGGATATCCTGGATCTCGACATGGAAACAATGTGTCGTCATATGATCCGCGGTCCCAGGAACGACGAATTCGAGCCAGGACACCTTAAGGTGTCGGAACTCGAACCACGCTCCATGAATGGAACCGAGGTCATACTCAGACAAAAGTTTCCCGAGAACCAGAGTAAGCGGGCTCCCATCGAAGGTCACCTCTGACCTTCCGGCTTCCCGCATAGTCCGATACAACTCGAGCTCGCTCAGAACTGTATGGGCTGGAAAAGAAATCCAGCAATGCCGGGAAGCCTCCTCGAGACTTCTTAAGAGGTCGGTCACGAAGTGACCAAACTCTAACCTCGTCTCGATGGAGGTTGCTATTCCATCTTCGCTGAAGATGGGAGTCACAACTTCCACTAAACGAGGCAAGTCCCGAGAATCCAACGGTATGTTGGTCCACGATCCTGAGCCCACGCAATATACGTGGAGGCAGGGTTTGGAGCAATCTATCTGACGCATGCCATAATCCTTTATTAAAGAGATTGTTGCATGTATCAATGATAGCTTGACAATCCGTTGGACTGTCAGCCGTCACTGTCTTTGGCTTTACGGGAGTAACATCGTTACCCATGTAGGCCTCAGAGCCACAGGATTCCCTAAAGAACCCGGTGACATACGATTTACTCGTATTCACACGAAGTTCAAGAGACTCCATAATGGCCAGTAACGGCGCATACCCATGTGACGGGATGATAATATCATCGCCGTACACACGGACCTGACCTACCAAATGCCGGATTTTAGACCAGCGCACAGGTCCCTTAAGACTCGCCGTGATGGCGATTATTAAGAAGACAAGTGACTGGACCGGAAAGGTAGTTGCTGAACCTTGCGAGGCAAACTTCTTGAGTTTCAAGAAGTCCGGGGGATTCGAGATATCATCACGAATCCACCTCGTACGTACGGCGTGCAAAGCGCGCAGTAAAGAGGGATTACCTCTAAACATGCGCTCCACGGTCCAACACGTAAGACGATCGCTAGCGGAGGACAAGTCCACCGTTGCAAGCGAACGATCCAAGGAACTCTTCACGACCATCTCGGATGATAGATCCTGACGGCTAAAGTTGATAAACTCCCGCAGAAGCGGGCGCTTACATCTTTGCCTAAGGAACTTCCAAACCAATTGCTGACAGTACTGATGTGCTGTCGGCTCAGCTGCAATAAGGCGAGGAGCCTTAGCAGTTTTTGGTACGGTAATCAAACGAGAAGCCACCTCATGATTTGGTGGCCGTTCCATATCCGAGCCAGCGGTTTTACCCACAAGCTCAAACGGGAACACACCGTGAAGCTTTTGCGGCCAGTTAGGGAATGAAGATTTATCTTCATTTCTAATCCTTTCCGCAACAGCACCAGGTCCATGCTTGAAACCAGTACCACGGGACTCGCTTTCCAACTCCTCTGAGAAGAGAAGAGGGTCAATAGGTCCTATGGCATCCGCGAAGAGGTCAGCAACTTGCTGACACCTACGCAGGAGGTATTCGAGGTTCAGCTCCTCGGAGCGTTCTTCTTCTTGCCTTTCGGCAAGATGGAACGGATCAGAGGGATGAGAGAGGGCAACAGACTCGCCAAGGTGGCGATCACGGCCCCCGTCCTCGAAATCGACGTCGTCGAGATCCCATCGGACAGATGGGTGACGGAGTCGTCGTTCGATACCATGGTACTCTCCTACTGTCGCTTGAATGCGATCATAAGAGCATTCCGTGGCCAACTTCTTCCCAATGCAGCTAAGCTGCCGAAGAAAGAAAACGGCTAAAGTATCGACCTCAGGTCTCAAGCAACCGTCAAGATCGAACACGCGCTTCCATAGTCCCGAGAAAAGTCTCGGCACGTTGGCTCGATTCGAGACTACTCGTGAGAGTGGTCCAGAAGCGATAAGGCGTCCATTCTCTAAACCATCTAAAAGGATGGCATCGAGATTGGGAAGGTCCAGCGTAAAAACAGCTAGGCCTCTCGTTCGACATAAAAGGGTTAGGGTCTCAAAATCGAGATCCAGCCCCTTCAACGACGGGTAC